CGGCGGGTCTAGTGCCCGCATGGGCCACCTAATATCCGATTCCCTAAAAGCCTGCACAGGCTCGATGGGCGTTCCCGCATGGGAGAGGAAACAGTAATGAGTGAATCCGCCGCGGCAGAGCCCGCAGCAGCCCAGACCGAAGCAGCCCCGGCTCCTGCACAGGAGATCGATTGGAAAGCTGAGGCCCGCAAATGGGAAGGTCGCGCCAAGGAGAATAGCGGCGCCGCGTCCAAGCTCGCGGAGATTGAAGAGTCGAAGAAGTCTGAGACTCAGAAACTCCAGGAGCAGCTAACCGCACTCCAGAACCGCGCCGCTACGGCTGAGCGCGACCGCGAACGGCTGGCTGTGATCGCCAAGCATGGCATCCCCGAGGACTACCACGACCTCGTGCACGGTAACGACGCGGATTCCCTGTCCGCGTCTGCGGCGAAGGTCAAAGCACTCATTACAGCGAACGCCGCCCCGCAGAACGAGGCGTCATTCGTCATCCCCAGCGAGGGCAGCAGCCCGAGCCTTGCATTGAACGGTGACGGCATCGAGTCGGCACTGCGGAAAGCCCTCGGTATCGCGTAAGCGAGCCACCAACTTTTAGGAGAATCAAATGGCAATCACTGCCGCAACAAAGAACGCGGATTTCGCCGGGTTCCTCAACCGCGAAGAGTCCGCGGCCATCTTCGAGCGCGCCGCACGCTCTTCTGTCGTGCAGTCCCTCGTGCCTCAGACTCAGCTCGGCATCAATGGCCAGTCGATCCCGGTGGTGACCGGCAAGCTGTCCGCCGGCTGGGTTTCTGAAGGCGCGACCAAGCCTGCGTCTAAGGGCACTATCGGCCTGAAGACCATGGACCCGAAGAAGCTGGCCGTTATCGCGGTCGTTTCCGCTGAAGTGGTTCGCGCCAACCCGGGCAACTACATGGGCCTGATCCGCAACCAGGTCGGTGACGCGTTCGCTACCGCGTTCGACGCCGCTGCACTGCATGGCACCGGAACCCCGTTCACGACCAGCATTTCGCAGACCACCAAGACTGTCGAAATCGGCACGACCACGCAGGCACTCGGCGGCATCCATGGTGACATCAACGCCGGCCTGTCTCTGCTGGTGAACGACGGCAAGCGTCTCTCCGGTTTCGCTCTCGATGACCGTTTCGAGCCGCTTCTGAACGGCGCTGTTGACTCCGCCGGCCGTCCGATCTACATCGATTCCCCGCTCGTGGACAACGCGGGCCCGTTCCGTCAGGGTCGCCTCCTTGGCCGCTCTGCGTTCATCGGCGAGGGTGTCTACGACGCCACCACGAAGACTCTCGGCTTCGGTGGTGACTGGTCACAGGCTGCGTGGGGCGCCGTTGGTGGCATCTCCTACAAGGTGTCCACTGAGGCTACGGTCACGATCAACGGCGCGCTTGTGTCGCTGTTCGAGAACAACCTCGTTGCGATCCTGGCTGAGGCTGAATACGGCTTCCTCGTCAACGATCCGCAGGCCTTCGTTGAATACGTGAACGTTACCCCGTAAGTTGCCCCGACTGATTCATCCGACCGCTGGCACGGTAGTGAGGCTTGAGGGCGACCTTGAAGCTTTCTACCGTGCCGGTGGCTGGGCTGACGCTGATGCGCCGGACCAGCGGGACGAGGCGCCTTCGGAGAAGCCTAAGCCAGTAACTCGACGGACCCGCAAGAGCGACTAGGAGGCTGTCATGGGCTGGACTTTAGCCACTGATGTTACAGGCGCTTGGATCGGCCCTGACACGCCTACGGATTCCGCGCTGGTGAGTGTGTGGATCGAGAAGGCCGAGCGTTTGCTTCGGTCTAAGATCCCGGACCTATCGGCACGTATCGGCGCGGATCCAGTGACCGAGCCGGACCTATTGGGCAACGTGAAAGACGTTGTTACGGAGATGGTGCAGGAGGTGTTCCGCAACCCGGAGCGCATCAGGCAGCGTCAAGAGGGCACCGGCCCGTTCACTGGGTCGGTGACTTATGGCGGGGATCAGCCTGGCGCGTTGCGTGTCACGGCTGAGCAGATAACGCTCCTGTCGGTCGCGGGCATCAGTACGGGCGCGTTCACTATCGACATGATCCCGGCATCCTCGCCGTTCTCCGGCTCCTACGTGTCGCCGTTGAACGACTGGGAGACGGCATGAGCCCAGTCGTCGCGCTGGGCATGAGCGCCTACTTGAATCCAAGGCATCCGGCCGGCGTCACAGCATCAC